CCGAGACTTGTGTAGACGTTCCCAGAGACGACCACATTCCCCTGGATATATGTATTTCCGCTCGAATTTGGTACAATATTCGAGGAGATTGTGAGATTACTCACAATCTCGACACTTGTGACATTGAGAGTTGCGAGGTTTGCGCGGTTCGCCACTACATTGGTTGTTGTCAAAGCGTTCGATACGTACAAGTTTCCTTGGATTTCAAGACTCGACCCGGGTGCGCCCGTGTTTATACCGACGTTAATTCCGTATGGAAATACGGCAACGTTTGATACGGTCGGTTGTGCGTTTGCTCCGATACTGGTCGTGTTGTACAGGGACGATGAGTATGGTCCGGCACCTGCACCGAGTGCCGTGTTATATTGGCCGCCCGTGATTCCCTGGCCGGCGTTTGCCCCGAGGGCCGTGTTGAACCCTCCCGCGTCGTTCTGAAGCGCTTGCCACCCAACCGCCACATCATATCCACCTGATGGGTTTGCACTCTGCATTGCCTCAGCCCCCAGAGCGGTGTTATACCCGGGGCCATGGTCGTTGTACATGGCATAGTACCCGACGGCAACGTCATTTCCACTTCCCGGGTTGGAATTTTGCATGGAATATGTTCCTACGGCCGTGTTGTACCCGGCTCCAGTATCACTTTGCATACTCGAAAACCCGATGGCAACGTCCTGACCCTGGGCCGGGGCCGAACTGATCATGGCTTGTGCGCCTATGGCGACGTTGTACCCAGGTCCCGTGTCGCTCTGAAGCGTGTTTGTTCCGAGTGCAGTATCGTACCCGACAGATGGGGTGGCGTTTTGCATGGACTGGTACCCAATAGCCGTGTCGTAAGCCCCGGGGTCGTTCAGAAGCACATTCGCACCGAGAACCGTATCGGTCGACACGAGATTTGCACCCCGTCCGACACGAACAGGTCCTGCAAATATATCGTTTGTGGATACGAGTGATGTGACGTTGAGAGTCGCGATATTTGCGCGAGTCGCTATGAGGTTTGTGGTCAATGAATTTAGGTTTGAAATTGTGATAACATTGAGGGTCCCCACGTTCGCAGTCGTAGATATTAGGTTGGTGGTCAGTGAGGACAGATTGGAAATCACCCTGACATTGAGTGTTCCTACATTTGCGGTTGTAGCCACGAGGTTTGTGGTGAGTGAGGACAGATTGGAGATCTGTCCAACGTTTAGAGTTACGACATTGGCTACAGAGGCTACAAGGTTTGTGGTCAGTGAATTTAAGTTTGAAATTGAGATGACATTGAGGATCCCGACGTTCGCAGTTGTAGCCACAAGGTTTGTGGTCAGTGAATTTAAGTTTGAAATTGAGATGACATTCAGAATTCCTACATTTGCTGTTGTAGCTACAAGGTTCGTGGTCAATGAGGACAGATTGGCAACTGAGAGAACGTTTAGGGTTCCTACGTTCGCGGTCACGGCCGTCAAGTTGGTCGTGAGTGAAGACAGATTAGAGATCTGTACGACGTTTAGAGTCCCAACATTGGCTGTCGTAGCTGTGAGATTGGTGGTCAGTGAATTTAGGTTTGAAATTGAGAGAACGTTCAGAGTCCCGACATTGGCCGTTGCAGCCACCAGGTTTGTGGTCAGTGAATTTAGGTTTGAAATTGAGAGAACGTTCAGGGTCCCAACATTGGCTATAGATGCGACCACATTGGTTGTAAGTGAGAACAGATTAGAGATCTGTCCGACGTTCAGAGTTCCTACGTTCGCTGTTGGAGTCACGAGGGTAGCAGTGTTTGAAGACCCTGAGACGTTCAGTGAAGTCAAAGTCCCAACGCTGGTTATGTTCGGTTGGGCCGCCTGGGAAACAACCAAAGCCACAGTGGCGTTTGCCACGTTTCCAACAAGGTTCGATGAATTGAGAGATGAAATTGATGACCCGTTTCCGGCGATGTTTGTAAAAGTGGCCGTTCCAAGGACGTAGAGGTTCGACCCGTTCGGGGGGTTACTGATTGTACCAATAGACACACCGTACCCGTAGGCGACGTTTCCGTTCACGTTTGTCCACTGACTCGTAGCCGTGAAACCAACATTCGATACAGAGGTGACTCGACCGTACTGATCGACAGTCACTTGGGACACGTTTGCAGAGGACCCATAGGTTCCTGCAGTTGCTCCGCTTGTTGGGAACACGCTCGTCGAAAGAGTCCCGAGACTCACATTTGCTGCATTTATGTTTGAAATTGCAGACCCGTTTGATGCGACGAGAAGACCCTGGACCGAAAGCCCTGTGAGCGTCCCTACGGAAGTGATGTTCGGTTGGGCCGAGGTGACAACAGACTGGGCGGTTGCGACCGTTCCGTCAATAGACGATGCTGGGACGTTTGTGAGACTCGCCCCAGATCCCGAAAAGGTTCCTGCAAATACCGTACCAATCACGGAAAGACTCGTGAGTGTTCCCACAGAGGTTATGTTCGGCTGAGATGCTTGGGACACGACCTGGGCCGTTGTTGCCGAAGCAACAACCCCTGTGACGCTCGAGCCGGGAACGTTCGTGAGACCAGACCCAGATCCCGAAAAAGTTCCAGACGACGTGGTCCCCGAGACAGTCAGTGACGTCAAAGTCCCTACGGACGTGATGTTTGGCTGGGACGCTTGTGAAACCACGAGTGCTAGTGTCGCTTGTGCAACGTTTCCAGTTACGTTTGACCCTGCAATGTTCGAGAGCGCGTTTCCATAGATGAGCGCACTATTCACGATACCAAACGCCAGGTTCGAGGCGTTCAGGTTACTCAAAACGTTTCCTGTGACGTATCCTGTAATGTTCGAAACTTGGATGTTACTGATCGTGTTTCCGTAGATGAGTGCACTATTGATGACTCCAAAAGCCAAGTTCGAGGCGTTCAGGTTGCTTATGGTATTTGGTAAAAGGCCTACTATGTTTGAAAACTGGATATTACTTAGTGTGTTTCCGTAGACGAGAGAGCTATTGATGACCCCAAAAGTCAGATTTGAGGCGTTCAGGTTGCTTATTGTATTTGGTAAAAGGCCGACGATATTTGAAAACTGGATATTACTTAATGTGTTTCCGTAGACGAGAGAGCTATTGATGACCCCAAAGGACAGGTTCGAGGCGTTCAGGTTGCTTATTGTATTTGGTAAAAGGCCGACGATATTTGAAAACTGAATATTGCTCAGCGTATTTCCGTAGACGAGAGAGCTATTGATGACCCCAAATGTCAGGTTTGAAGCGTTCAGGTTACTTATAGTGTTTGGCAAAAGGCCAACGATATTTGAAAATTGGATATTACTTAGTGTGTTCCCATAGACGAGAGAGCTATTGATGACCCCAAAGGACAGGTTCGAGGCGTTTAGGTTTGAAAGGCCTGCACCGTTTCCAAAGTATGCTTGACCCAGAACAATATTGAGGTTCGACGTTCCGAGCACGTTGAGTGTCATTGGACCAAAGACTGTTGCTGAATTTGCAAAAAGACTCGTCACGTTCAGAACGTTCATGTTCGAGGTTCCTTGGGCCAGAATGTTCAGAGTATTGATGTATGGAATTGTGAGCGTGTCAAAAAGGAACGAAGTATTTGTTGCATTTGAAATGAACGCTCCATTGACAGATAAGGTGTCCGAGACGTTGAGACTTGTAACGTTTGCCGTTCCCAAGACGTAGAGATTCGAACCCGGTGGTGGATCACTTAGTGTTCCGATGGAAACACCGTTCCCGTAGGCTACGTTTGCATGGATAGTCGTCCACTGGGACGAAGTGATGGCAACGTTCGATGCATTTGAGACGCGACCGTACTGATCTACGGTGATTTTCGATACGTTTGCACTCGAACCCCATGTTCCCTGGGCGTTGTTGAACACAGGTAAATTTGTACTCAAAATTGCATTCTGGAACGAAATGTTCGTCGTTGTGACTGAGTTTGTTACATACAGGTTTGTGAGGCTCGCCGGACCGCTTAGGTTTGACGCATTCAGGTTTGAAAGGCCTGACCCGTTTCCGAAAAAGATACCACCTTGGACCGTCCCGGCTTGGAGTGTGCTTATGTTCGCTGTACCTGAGATGTTAATCGAACTGTAAATAATGTTTCCGACGATTTGTCCGACAACGTACAAGTTTCCTGTAAAGGTTCCGTCCTGACTGATGATGTTACCAGCTATGACGTTCCCGTTTGTGTTCAGGACGTTTGATGCGATAATCACGTTTGCTGGAGGGCACGGCTGAGACGGTGCTGGTATGTACCCTCCATTGGCGATGCTATCGCACATCTCTAGTAAAGGTTAATATTTACTTTCGGGCAAAGATCACAAGCAAAAGACCAAGGAGAGCAACTGCAAATATGATATACAATTTCGTCTTTTCACCAGAGTCCCATGGAACGGGTGGTGGAAGACTATCTGGTCTCTCCGGCTCTTCGGGGACTGGTATTGTCTCGAAACGAAGTAAAAACATGTTCCGCCCAAGGTCCCGCCCGAGAACATTGTCGTAAAACAAAGACCCGTTCCCTGCATTTCTCCATGAAATTGTCAATCGATCTATACTGTCGATACGGGAAGGATACTCCGTGAATATCTTATAATTTTGGGAGTAAAATTCGTTATTATACGTGAAGCTCGTATTTGAAAAGGTTTGTGTATTTGAAGCGAGTGAGATGGCCGCCTTGACGGGTACAAACGCAAAAGCTCCTGAAAAAGCGTTTGAGTTGGGGACAATGACGTTATTTCCGGTCGTGTTAAGAGCCGAAGCAACAAGGGTCTGGGTCGACCGAAGCTCTTGGATATCCAAAGTCAGATACTGTGAACTGAAGACGTTCGGCAACATGGCCGAAAGGACCTCAACTTTCGAAATGTTATGAAGAGGAGTCGACAGATACAGAGTATATGAATTTGAATTTGGGTACAAAATTTGGTTCCGGTTATTGGAATCTACATACACGACGTAGTCCATCTAGTAAAATAGAATATTTTACTTCGGGTCCATATGGCGCCTAGGCCTGTGCTTCTGACCAGAACAGGTTGACCTGAACAGGTCCACTGGGGGCTGTGCTACTGTTATTCTGGACCAAAATTGTGAGAACATCTGGTCCATCCGGAAACGGTTGGTTCCCACCTATGACAGCATTTGTCATTTCCTTGAGCGCCGAAAGATCCAGGTTGTTTTGGTTATTTCCTTGAACGATTGTCTGGAAAATGCGCTCACCTGGTTGAGGAACTGTCGTAATCAAATTTCCAGGATAAATCTGTGCAAAGCTCGGCTGACCACCCTGTGAATTTACAGAGATCCACGATGTCGTGTTGAACGCTACGTTTGAAGGGTTCAGGTACCCTATGGTAGTGACTGTGTTGGCACTCGTCACCTCGAGTTTTTGCAAAAGCATTTGTGCACGGTTCAGCAGGTCCCGAGACCCTATATCTCCTATGACACCGTTTGAAACAGATGGAGCCAAACGAATAGCAAATGCAGGTAAGACAGAACCGGCCGTGACGTTGACACTGACATTTGCATAGTTGAAAAAGTATCCACGATCGTTATCAAAGTTTCCATCCATCAAAAAGGCCGAGCCCCAGTGCGTCAGACTTGGCGTACATGTGACACTCACAAGAGTCACGGTCGTTCCCGCCACGTGTGTCGAGGCGCTCTGACCTGTAAAAATACGATTAATGTCATTGATGTTATAATTGAGTGAAGTGCCACGGGCCGCCACAGTGAACGTGTTTGCAGTCTTGGAAGAGTAGCTTATAAGCTCTTGGTCAATCTGGAGAGTTCCAGATGGTGGGAAGTATGTTGTCAACTCGTTAATTGGGATGGTTGTCTGTCCGGCTGTCAAAGCCGTTGCCAAAGTACCCACGGCCGATTGACACTCGTTCACAAGCTCGTACCGAACAGGCATGTTGCCTGTACGCATGTACGACTCGTCATTGATGTTGTTGTTTCGGATTCGGTGAGCATAGACCCAGTTTCCGTCGGCACCACGCATCATAAAGTCTATGAAACCGGCACCGTACCACGTATATTGAAGCCCTGTCATTTGCATCTTTGTAAGATCAACCTTGAATCCAGACGCCCCGTTTCCATCAATCGTATCTCTGTTAAATTGGCTCTGAGGAGTGCGAATTTCTTTGATACGACACACGGTCGCTGGTGCGTTTAACGGGATGTTCGCCGCGCCGCGGAACGGTGGATTGAAGGTCAGAACACCCTGCCCCTGAATAGAAGTGATTTGATGGGTCATTCCCTTGATCGTAATCTTATCATTCACGCGAAGTTGGTCTTGGAACCGCGTGTTTGGCAGAACAAAGGTTGTGGCACTGGGCGTCCCGCTGATTGCTGACGTTGCTGGCGTGAACGCGACCGTGACGCTCGTTGGAGTCGTGGCAGTGACCCAGCACACACCCAGCACCCCGAATCCACCCAAAAGTGTCGTGTACATGTTCGCCTTGACGGTATGACTCGCGACCGTGATTGTTGCAGACGTGTCACCGACAGCAACTGAGATGGATGATGGAGTCGTAAGGGCTCCCGTCGTGCTCGTAAGAGTTCCATACAAAACTTGGGAATTTACGTTTGTATTTGCGGTTCCAGATATTTGAAACGTCGATGACCGTTTGACAGCAAACAGAGTCTGACCATCATATTCCCAGAACATTCCGTTCTGATCGTCGAAACAGCCCGCGCGTACAGAGGCTCCGTGCCAGGCTGACATGATGAAACGAGGCTGATCGGCCAAAACAGGTGTTAGAGTACTTATCTGACCAGTGGACAACACGTTGATTGTTTTACTGTCAATGATAGAATTCACAGTGTATGTTCCATTCACATTCGCGGTTGAAATACCCTTGATGATAATCGTAGCGCCTGGTTGAGGAACGCCGTGTGAAATGGACGTCGTTATCGTGATGTTTGAACCGACGGGGGCGGGAAGGGAGCCGGCGTCGACGCTCACTGTCGAAATATCATTGTTTGGGCAGAAGAGCGTTCCTGATGACCACAAAAGGCCTTTGCCAGACTGGTACCGAAACACCTTCTTGGACTGACGCGTAATTGCTGCACCGTACGAAGGCTGGTTCGGAGTCATGAGCACACCGCCATCAAACGGGCGGTGAACAGCGTATGAATATGGATTCATGTAAATATTAGAGATGGCAGCAGTTAGAGTGGCACCTGTAATTGTTGATGTGCAAACAATATTAAAAGTATTTAAACTCGTGACATTTGAGACGAAAAAGTTGCCGTTAAAAGAAGTGCCAGACGCGTTCGCCGTCAAGGGCGTTCCAGGCATGAGCCCATGGGCCTGTGCCGTAGTAACGAAGACGTTTGTCCCTGGAGACCCGTCAGCCGTGACGGTCAACAGTGGAATTTTCACCTGACCGCTATTGAAGATGCCGCCGCGACGAAGAACTGTTCCCGCCGTTTGAACGTTTGAAGAGGTGGTAATTGAAACAAGACCCTTTGCAATATAATTTGCAGTGTTCGATGTTGTGTTGTTATTTGCCGTGATCAAAAAGAACCCTTCGGCGCGATCGGCATTTTTCTCAGCGTTTGAAAGACCTTGAATAGAAATAACGGTTCCTATGGGTGGTGGCAGAGAGGTGACGTTTGAAAAGTACACTGTTATATTGGATGTCGCCGTTCCGTCACTCACAACATTCGAAATTGCATAATCCGTCCCTGGAATTTCAAAAAAACTTGGGAACCGGCGAAGTTCCTGATACGTTTGCCATTTGGTTGCCTGGAGGCCGTACTCGAAATCCGCATCAATAAGCGACTGACCGAGGGACACGCGCTGACGTTCGATAGCGTCTGTCCCGAAATCATATGGCCTCACCTGGGTCAAGCCTTGGTAAAGACTCCCCTGTGTGCCGTTCAAGTTCATTACTTTATAGAGAGGTTTTTTAGCTCACGTGTCACTCTCAATTTCAAGTGTGAATGACCAATCGAGACCGTTATTATTAATCACGTTTCCAAATCGATCTACGACTGTTATGATAAGACGGTCAAGACGATTCGACCTGTCTGTTACGAGCACTTTCTGGACCCAGTTTGAACTTTCTGTGTACTGAATGATACTTCCGGATCCTCCTGTAACTGGTACCTTGTAGGTAATCTGCTGTCCATCCAGCGAAGATGTTCCGATATTTTGGATCCAAATTGATATATACGTATCAAAGTTGATAATATAGCTATTAGTTGCAGTAATAGATGTACCAGTTTGTCCGTTTGTAAACCCGAGGAAAGAGAGGAGGGTGAGGGGTTGGACATTCATGGTGACGGTTCCAGAGTTTGAAACAAACGAGAACTGATTCGTAACTGAAGACGAACTAAAAACACCAACTGCATTCGTTACTGCATTGTTCAATGCAGAAGTAAGAGACGCCAGTGTGTAATTCCCCGGAGTTATCGTATATGTAACAGAGTTTACGTTCATCGTGTTATACGGCGCTCGAACGTTGTAAAAACCTACTGGGATCTGAGCATCTTTGAGAGCAGCTGAGCGAACGGCCCGATGGCGATTCCCGAGGATAACAGTTGCCTGAAAAGGATTTCCATTCTGTTTTGAAACAGAAGGCTGACCCACCTGACCCGAGTACGTCTCGACGGTTCCCGCCGAAGCTGTATCAACATGTATCTGGTACGTGTTCATTCTGTTTTATACTTAGCTTATTTTTCCAACAGAGAGCCACCCACGCCATCGGCGATGGCATAGTCGCGCTGCTGGTCACGGACGTACTCACCAGAGTCGCACAGACCACCGGGGGTCAGGCCCTGAGTGTAGTACGCCGCCTTCTCGGACGGGCCTGGGACACAGTCCAGACCGACCTTCAGATCAAAGATGCTCTTGGGGTCAGCCTTGGCATTGGGACCGGCGACCGTCACGATGTCCGCAGGCTCGTACGAGCTCCCCTTGCCCTGGACCAGAATGACCAGGATCGCCAGGAGCAGACCAATGATGATTGCATGGACCAGCATCTTTCCAAACTTGAACGCCATTTACGAATAGTCTATATTTTTTTCGGGTCCTGAGTCCAAGTCGGTCGAAGACCGACTTGTCCAGGTCCGAACCGCGTTAAAGGGAACAATCACTTTTCTTTAAAAGTCTTAGACCATGGAGTTTTCTTTTGATACAGGTGCTGGACAGACGATGAACATGGATGACGATGAGGCGAAAATGCTGGACGAGATTTCGATCGTTCCCCCTGAAAAGAAGATTCCTATAAAGCCCAAACCGGCTCGTCCAAGTCCATTTGCAAAGCGCTCTCCCGGTCCTAGTGCACCGACTCCTTCACCTGATGAGGGTCTGGACATGTTCATGAACCCTGGAAAGCGTACTGCTCCGCCTCCACCTCCTCCAGAGGAGTTTGATGGGGGCGAGGAAGGTGACGAGTACGAAGGTCAGGAAGAGGGTGGTGAGTTCCAGCCCGGAGGTGGCGCTCAGGTTCCTTCCGAGGGGTACAAGACGATCGAGGACGAGAAGGCCGATTTGCTGAACAAGATTAGTCGTCTGTCGAAGAAGGGCATTGCAACCAGCGCCCGTCTGACGATTTACTCGGACGTTGAGGAGATTCGTACGGAGTACAAGCGTATGATGTATGGTATCGAGGTGGATCGGTCCATCAAGTTCCAGCGTCGTATGCTTATTGCCTGCGTCACTGGTCTGGAGTTCCTGAACGACAAGTTCGACCCCTTTGACCTGGAGCTGAACGGCTGGTCCCAGAATATGATGGAGAATGTCGAGGACTACGATGGAGTCTTTGAGGAGCTGTATAACAAGTATAAGACGAAGGTCCAGGTGGCTCCTGAGGTGAAGCTGATTATGATGGTTGGTGGGTCCGCGATGATGTTCCACTTGACCAACAGTATGTTCAAGGCGGCTGTGCCGAACGTGACTCAGGTGATGAAGCAGAACCCTGGGCTTATGCAGAATATGGTGGACGCTGTACAGCGGAGTCAGCAGGGCCAGGGGCAGACATCTCCGATGTCTGCTTTCCCCAGTCCCCCATCAGGGCCACGTGAGATGCGCGGACCCGGAATGGACTTTGGGTCTCTGATGAATATGATGGGTCCTCCACCTGCAATGATGACGCGCCCACCTCGGGCCCCTGAGACGGACTCGGTCTCGGACATTGTGTCGATAGATGAGGGTGATCCGGATACCCGTGAAGTTCAGGTGGACGGGAAGAAAAAGCGTGGTCCGAAGAAGGGGAAGAAGGAAGTCAGCCTTTAGAGGGAGTTCCGAAGGAACTCGATTCCAAAATTTTTTATAGACATTAAATAGGTCAATGGCATTATCATATGCGCCATTCGAAGATACATGGTCACCCAGGCCAAAAGCGTATGTGCCGCTTCAGCTTCCAAAGGGTGGGACCGTTCCTTCGGATAACACAGAGTGCAATTATATAGTTATGTTTTTCGTCGCTGGTATCATTGTTATGGGGATTATGGACTCCCTTAGAAAGTGAGTCCCATAGGGACTCTTTTAAGAGAGGACTCTCGGGGATCACGAGTGCTGCGCACTCGGTCTCTTTACTTATTCACACTTGACTTGTACACGTCAGCGTACTCCTTGCTTCCGAAGCAGGCACATGGCTTCACAATTGCAACATCAATAATGTCCTTCTCAATGGCATTATTGATCTTGACTTGGCTATCGTAGGCCTGCTTGGTGATGGCTCCTGGAGTGATCATCATTTGATTTTAGTCTAGAAATTTATACAGGTGAAGCCGGAGCTGGTACTATGGGGTTTGACTGAACAGGACTTGCCACTGTATTAAAACACTTGAAATTCGGATCAAGTTTATACAAGTTTTGAGCGACCCAAACGAGAAATGCTGGACCAACCATAATGTACTTTGTAATAAATATGATAGACGGGTCAGGAGTTGAACTCATTTGTCTCGTTTTGTAATCTTCAACACTTGCAAATGGTGTTACATTTGAAGGCAAAATTGAGTTTATTTTCGTCACAACATCTTGGCTGATATCTCCTCCACCACTAGATTTAACCAATTCAAAAATAAACTTCATGTTTTCCTGGACGGTCTGACTCTTTGAAAGAACTTCGTCGGCGAAATTTGGTTTCCCTTGAGCGTCCCATGTCACCTGACCTATTTTAGACTGAGCAGAGTTTAATAGTATTATGAAAAGAACAGTCAAGTATCGAAGGAGATAACGATCCGTAAATGTGAGACCAGACTCTCCATTTTTCGATGCATCTCCAAACATAGTTATGAGCTGAGTCTCACTCGTATACGGGACAAGTGGTTGAGCTACAGTACTGGGCGCACTGGTCAATATTCCATTGACTATAGGTAACAGTGGCTGACCGGACAGTGAAGCGAGGTAAAAATTAATTACGTTAATAGTATCAGAACCGCTTTGACCCATGTATGCAAAGTTTGAGGAAAAGGCTTGTGTTTCAGCTGCTGTATATGTCGACACAACCTTTTGAACCAGTAAAATAACTATGAGGACGATGAGAAGGACGAGCACCACATCCTGTGCCTTCATTTTTAATATATGTATTTAAAAAATGGCCGTAACGGGTCCTTTATCAACGTATCCTGGTATGAACTCACCTGCTCCAGCACCCGCGTCCGCTCTCGTGTGCAACTATTGTGACTCCTGTGTAAATGGAGTCACAGTTCCTGCGAAAGTGGACCCTGGATGTCCACCGAATATGATCTCATGTGCTTCAGGCGCGTGCCCGACGACATCCTCGGGATCAGGTTTGAGCTGGTTCTGTCTCGCGTGTTCGATAGTGTGCTGTTTACTCATCCTGTTAGCTTCTGCGTCTTCAGGGACCGGAGGCGGACTGCTTGCTGGGTTTGCTTTGGGTGATATTTTAGGCTCTCTTACACATTAAACATACACTTGCCCTTTCCAAAGACTTTGGTATCAACCGGATCGGGGAGGACAAGTCCTTCGGACTTGGACGCGAATTCAAACCCCGCCGCCATATACACGTTTGCACGTTTCCGAGCCATGGCATGAAACACAGACCAATGGTCAACGATATCATAAATCAAAGGATCGTTCTGTTTCCCTGGCGTTTCACGCATGATTCGACCTATGGCCTGAACGATATCAGATTTCGGACTTGCGAGTATGACCGTGTCCAACACAGGGATATCAAGACCCTCTTGAGCCATAGCAAAGGTCCCTATGACCACTCTTTTTTTGGAAGACTCGGCAAGTTCGGCTTCGCCAAGTCCGCCATAATATAGACCAGAGAGTTCAGGTCCGAATTCTTGATGAAAATAGTGGCAATGGGTCCGACGATCACTTAAGATTAGGACCCGGCGCGTCCCTTTCAGAGCCTCTCGAACGAGACCACAGATGACAGTGTTTCGTTCGGGAATGTCAGTCACTATATTGATCATCTCGGCCATATTGATCTTTCCAAACCGAGTCACGGGTGGTGCCTCCTTGTACATTTCACTTTTAAATTGAACACACTCGACCCTTGTCGTCTTTTGACCCGTTCGTTGAACCCTGAAAAACTCCGGACCCAGGAACCAGTACAAGATGCGGGTCAGACCATCTTTGCGTTCAGGAGTTGCTGTCAATCCAAGCGTATACTTGGGACAGAACCGGAACATGGCTTGTGAAAAGGCCGAAGCACCTATGTGGTGCGCTTCGTCTACAATGAGGAGTCCGAACTGGTCAAAGGTCTTTGGAGGGATCATGTCCTCTCCACGACTACATAGGGTCTGAATCATAGCAATCACAAAGTCCTTGTCCGTATCGAGCGTCCCTTGTTGGATACGGCCAATGGTCGCCCCCGGGCAAAACTCTTGAATACGATCACGCCACTGGTTCGCCAAGAATTCCTTATGGACGACAATGAGTGTTCGGACCTTTAGGTGTGCCGAAAGAGCCAAGGAGACGGTCGTCTTTCCAAATCCTGCATCGAGCGAAAGAACTCCGCCCCCGTACTCTTCAAAGGCTTTGACACCGGCCGCGAAAGCTTCTGGCTGTCGCGTTGCGTCTCGTAAGCGTCCCACGAAAGTAACATGAGGAGCCCGAACGTAATCATGGCGTACGTCTTTGGAGGGCGGCCCGAATTTGGACAGGCCGTAATAGCGTGGGACCAGAACCGAGGCGGCCGAAGGCTGGCTCGTGACCCCCTTGACCACCCGAAAGACTTTAAAGGCCGGGGCGGGAATCCCCACAGACTCATTCGTTAATGGTCTTACAGTGAGCTCACGTTTTATATCAGTCGAATTTTCAAGTAAAATTTGATAACCGTTACGACACAGCATCCGTCTTAACAGTAGCCAAGACCCAATGTTCTAAGCCGTCCCATGTCTTTTTTTCTATAGTGACTTCGATATCGTCACCCTTTTGAAGTTCCTGAACAGTCATGAGACCTTCGACTCGACACATGACGCGTCCGTATCTAAAAGGGACTTTGACACGGACGAGAGAACCTTCTATGTTTAACTCGAGGTACTTGCGTCCGTCCCAGTCGTAGTATGGAGTAATCACGGTTGCTTTCATGTATTCTCTCAGGCCCGAAATTTTTTATAAGTGAAATAATAGAGGAATGGCATATGATCCGTCACAAAATTATCAACTCGTGCAAACGGGGGTATGGGCTGACCGAAGAGGAAGTCTAAAAAATCCCGGAAATCTCTCAGTTGAACAGTGTCAAGTTATGTGTGATTCTGATACAAGCTGTGATGGGTTTGCATACTGGCCTAACCAACGAAGATGCGAGACATATTCAGGTACAAACTTTAGTTCAGTTCATGGAACTGATCAAAATGCCCTACTCTACCGTAAATCCCAACAGGTACCTTTAGGAACTGGGATATATCAGGGAAATCCTTTACAGGTCGGTGGGTGTTGTTCTGGTGGAAGTCAAGATCCTAACGTGTTTGCCGTTTTGAACGGTGCACGTCAGCCGATGACTCCAAACACGCAAGGTAGTGGATCATGCGGAGGTTTCAATGGGTATGGCGATTGGAATGGCTGGGGAAACGGGTTTGGAAACTACTATGCGTGTTGTAACGGGTGTCCGGAATCTTTCGATATAAGCATGTGTCCCGTAAATTTGGCTACGCCTACAGGGGGGGAATATGTTCCCCCACCTCAAGGAGGACGTTTCGATGGTGTGTATTCTCAGTGTACATATAACACACTAAACTGGCCGAGTCTCATTAACGGTCAAGTATTTAATGACACAATTGGTAAACAATTGTTGACGGATGCTTCGTGGGCACAAGCAAAGGATGACTACTGCTTACAATTAGCAAACGTAGATAGTCAGCCGTGTCAAAACTGGTTAGATACGTATGGCCAATCGAGTTGTAGCGCAGATCCAAATAACTGTTCTTCCGCGTCTTACAACAGTGCTAAGTTGCAGCTATGTAAAAATGCACCAAACTGGACAACAATACAGAGCTGTGTTCAAACAGTTAACAACGTTATGAAAACGGGTCTCCCAGCCGAACAGACGACGGCGGAGGATATGGTCTCAACGTACTGTAACGCAAACCCTACAGATCCTTTGTGTGGGTGTTTTAACGTTACAAGTTTAGGATCTCAATGTATTTCAGATGCGTCGAAACACGACTTACCTGGATGCTCTGCTTTGAATTCTGATTTTGGAAATTTACCAAACTATGCGTCAGTTATAGCCGCAGATAAGTTTTGTGCATCGTCCGATTGCATCACAAATGCACTCAGTAGTGGAACCGAGTTCATACCCGCTGCTCGGTCTCCTCAACAAACGTGTCCAACCATTCAGGCGTGTATTCAAGATTTTAGGAATGCAAACTTTTCAGGTGCGAATTTGACAGCCGAATGCAAACAGACGCTGAATATTAATACACCTCCAGCAGGTGCACCATCTCCTACTGCTGTGGGCGCTCAGCCGCCTTCGCCCGCCGGGACACCTGTAACAACCGGTACAGACGGTTCTAAACTTCCTATAACAAATCCAACTATTGCAAACGTTTTGAACACAAGTACAAAACAGTATGGAGCAATTGGGGGGTGCGTATTGTTTATTTTGTGCTGCTGTGCTATCATTTTACTTTTGATCATGGGTGGAGAATCTAAAAGTAGCGGTCCAGACTTTACAAGTTTACTGGCGGCTAGAGCTGTGGGTATAGGAGGTTAAGAACTAGCCCCGTTTCCTTTCCCGCCACCCTTGCCCATCATCATGAAAGCAAAAATGGCGATGCAACAAATGAGCAAAAAACACACAATAGCGGCTATAATCCAAGGACTTGCGAGAGCGCTAAGCAAACTGTCGAGTCCAGCGTTTGTCTGTGTTGTGGTCTGAGACCCCGCTTGAACTGCAGAGTTCACCACAGAATCACTGAAAAGAGCCTTTGTGATGGCATCAGAAACTCCTTTAGCAACCACGGACTGCTTGAGCTTCTGATCGATCACAAAGTCACATCCGTCTTGACCTGAAGGTCCACACGGTCCAGCTGTCTTGTATGCCGGATCACAAGATGCTTTGAGGCCCTGATTGTTTGCAACGTTTAGATTATTCGCGGCGGAAAATATATCTTGAACGCTCGATGATTGCATAGTGTTATTGATAATATTTGTCACTTTGGTCTTCAGATCACTTGTAGCCTGTGCACTGTTTGCAACTGAAGGAGCCAGGAACCCGTTATTTTGTTGAGCTAATTGATCAATCTTCTGAGACGCTGCAGTCTGCAGTTGCGTATTTAAGTCGGCTACACTTTGTGTTGATAATTGTCCCGTTGCTGTTACGGAAGTGTCGATGTTTTGACTGAGGTACGTGCGACACCCGGAAAGATCAGCGCCCTGCAAGTTGATTGTGTTCACGCCACTCGCTGCTGCATTCACCGTTTGGCTGTGACTATCCATAAACGAATTCGTCGTCTGATTGAAAAACTCCTGAGTTTGCTGTGCGGAGGTCTTCGAAGAATTTCCACCCATTTTTATATGAAAATATTTTATATAGCACAACACTGCTTGTTTCCTTTGCCATCAAGGGGTCCAGTCTTGGGGTAATCTGGTGGACACCTTTGTGTCACAGGAATCATTGTTGGACTACAATTGGAGCCTTGTGAGGATGGAGCGGATACCGGACCTGCAAAACTTAATTTTGGAAGGAGTAGATACACAATAAGAAATACAAGAACAGTGATTATAAAATACTTCACGTCGAACTTCATTTAATAAAGTACAAGAGATTTTACTTTAAGAGCAGCCCCTTATTTCTAGTACAAAAATGGTCAAGGTTGTCTTTTGTATGCCCGGACGCCAGTACTCGCGCGAGTTCCTACTCGCTTGGTCGGACCTTCTGATGCAGGCCTCAAGCCGTGGACACCAGATTATGATTTCTCAGCAGTACTCTTCTGTGGTTCATTTTGCACGGGCCAAGTGTCTCGGAGGCGACGTGCTCAAGGGACCGGACCAAAAGCCGTTCCAGGGGTCTGTGGACTACGACGTCATGATGTGGATTGACTCTGATATCGTGTTCAAACCCGACGACTTTTTCAATCTGCTCGAGAGCCCCCACGACGTGACGGCCGGAATGTACATGATGGAGGATCTCCAGCACTTTGCGACCGTCAAGGAGTGGAACGAGGACTTCTTTTTGAAGAACGGGACATTCAAGTTTATGCGTCCTGATGACATTGTTGGGGCGGCCCAGTATCTTCCAGTGGCATACACCGGAATGGGCTGGATGATGATTCGCAAGGGTGTTGTTGAGGATCTCAAGTACCCGTGGTTCCATTCAGACTTGCAGCGAATCAACGGAGTTGATTCCTCAACGGGCCCCCTCGTGGATATGAACTCCGAGGACGTGGCGTTCTGCCGTGCCCTCCAAGCAGCTGGTCACACCATTCACGTGGACACCAAGTGTCGCGTAGGTCACCAGAAGCTTATGGTGATTTGAAAGTCGAAGACTTTCAGCTTGACGAGACGTTGGAAACCCGCCCATTGAAGGAGGTGCAGAGTTCTGACTCATTGAAGATTGAACCTGAGGACAAAGTATGAGAGACATAATCAGCATAAAATAAGTAAAAACAATACTGTATCCGCCTATTTTGTCACAGGTTTCATTATGAGTTAAACTCAAAACTTATTTAAAATATGCTGCTAGTTCTTCCACCATCGATACTTCCGTAATACCCGGACGTAGGCCAGGAGGGTCCGCACGTGCCTTTGACTTTGCAGTCGCCTATCGGTGCCATAGAAACAGGCGCACCGTTTCTGCCAGTAACAACTATTTCTCCTGAACCACTCAGTGATAATGTAAACGGACCTTGACCCGAAGTTGGTTTCCACCCCCACGAGTGGTTGCCACAACTTATGGTTCCGTCTTTATCAAATGTAGGTAAAGAAGGGTTTGGCCCAAAATATGCCATTGTCCACCATATAGGTTTGAAAATGTATGCTGAACCATTATCATTTGGACCATATTGCCACATGCAAAGTTGATTTGTTGCTGTCAAAAATGACAAAAACCAATAACCACTCGCGTCTGCTATCAGAAGTGGTTGTGTGCCACCTGGTCCCTCAGACGAGTACGTCGGCCAAGGTGCAGGAGACGCGTCACCTGGTGACGCAGAAGTCCAAGCCGACCACGCCCCTGGTTTCCCCCCCTGATTCCAAATCCAAGGAGTAAAGCCGTCAGGTCCTGGTGCGTTTGTAGGTGCGGTGCTAAAAGGAGCGAACAGAGTCGATTGTTGGGTCAGAGATGGTGGACCTGAAGACCCTCGATAAGGAGGCGGAGCAGGTGCTAGAGCAGGTGCTAGAGTCGGAGCAGGTGCTAAAGCAGGTGCTAAAGCAGGTGCTAAAGTCGGAGCAGGTGCTAAAGCAGGTGCTAGAGTCGGAGCAGGTGCTAGAGCCGGAGCAGGTGCATAGGCAGGTGCTAGAGCAGG